CAGAATCTATATTTTCTACTATAGCCTTAATCTCACTAATATCATATCCAATAGTGTTATCTTCTGTATAAGAACCTGTAGCAGAAGTATTTAACAGGCTACTAAAAGTAGGAGAAGCAGATTGTGTTATTTTTTCTCCGTCATTAAATATAAGACCGTTAGCACCTAAACTAGCAAAATCTGTAGGGTGTTTCGTTTGTTTAATATTTGCAGAAATGGCCTTTGCACAACTCATATAATTAGTATCTGTTAATCTAACTAATATTATAGAATCTGCTTCATCTTCACCTATTGTATTTCCTGTATATCCTTTTAATGTTACTGTAATTGTACTTCCACCTGTAACAGTTCCTACTTCTCCTAAAAACTGTCCTGAATCATTAAATAATAAATCAAAAGGACTCATTCTGGTTGTTATATATTGATTATTTCCAGTGCTTGAAGTAAAAGTTATTGGATTAGTTGCATTTGAAGGAGTAAATGTTTCTGTGGTTGTTTCAAAAACAGGAGATAAAGTAGAATAAATAATATCATCACTTCTATTTAAATTTTTATTTATTGTTGTGTTTAATAAAACTCCAGTATTATCCCTTCCGTTTATTGTATACGTTATTAAATTATTTTCGTTTTTAGATTCTATATCCTCAACAACGCCTGTAAATATATCAGATTCCACACAAAAGGAACCCTTATAATAGTACATAAAATCAATGGGAGTAGGCTGATAAAGTGTTTTAGTTGTTAAAAGTTTAATATGGTTATGTATTTTATCTCCATAATTTATGTCTATATCGTGACCATAAAATTCTTGATTTAATAGATTAATTTTCTTTTTATATAAAGAATTTTCTTTAGTAGAAACTGTATTTTCATTCATAGTAAGTCGTTGGAATGTTGCAACATTGCTTATTTTTTCATAAATTGCTTCTGTATCAATCGGACAATTGGTATTTATTCCTCCGTCATAAGGCATTAAATAAATATCCTCTAATGTGAAGGTAGGTAAATCAGACTGTGAAGACAATGCAGACCATTTTTTATCTTTTAAACCTTTTTTATGTGTTACAGTTAAAGACTGTTCTTTATTAGCAGTATCTGTTACAGCAGAAACTCTATAGTAATTATCTTTGACCTTTACAATAGTATTTGCTTTTATAACATCATTTAGTCCATAATCAACAGTTGGTTGCCAATCATCTGAATCTGTTTCATATATGTTTTTAATCACAATAGAAAAGACTGGGCCTGTGCTATTATAATTGCTTGTAGCGGGGTATGGTAATTTAAAATCCTTTAACACTTCTGTATGTAATGCTTTAGATATTATATATTTTGAATTTTCCTTTACTTTTAAAAATTGTATTCCGTTATTATCTAATAATTTAGTTCTAGCCATTTGGCTAATTTTGTCTTTAGGACTATTTACTTCTGCTTCTAAAATAGGATTAATTGCATTATTTTTCTTATGTGAAGTTTTGTAATATAAATACCTTTTAGGGCCAATTAAGTTAGCGTGTATTATTGTTGAATTTCCTGCTGTCGTATACCCACTAGCGGTAGATAAAAAATCACTGGAGTTTCTTTTTGCATTTCTAAATGCGTCTTTCCAATATGCAGGGTTAAATGCATATGTGCTATTAGTTTCATAATCAGTTGGGCTGTTTGAATTACTTAAATCCCCATCTTTAATATGTATATTATCTACTAAAACTGCATCTTGATTTAATGTTCCGTAATCTTTTATAGTAGTTCCAAACTCTCTTTCTGTTCTAAATACAGATTGATGAATAGTTCTTCCTTTAGATATTGCTACAGATAACCCTACAGTATTTCCTCCTATTGTTTCTGTCGGCATATTATTTCTAACATAGTCTAAAGTAAATTCATCGCTATCGTCAAAACTTGCTATGTTTCCAATCCATGCTTTAGTGTCGTTTCTAAATACACTCATTCCCACTTCCCATAAATTTTCAGCCTGTGATTGTGATATAGTAGCAGTAGCAGATTGATGAGCAGTTATTGTAGAAGTTACATTCCCACCTACAACAGTAAAATCAGAAAACCATCTGCAAGATGTTAATGTATATTTAGTGTTAAAATCTAATTGGTTTTTATATTGTAATCTATCATTGTAAAAATACCATGTAGGTCTAGAAACTTCATTAGATGCATCATATTTATCTGTTATAAAATCAAAATTAGTATCATCAGAAGCGTTAGGGTTTATTTCATTACCATCTCCACGAAGACCATAACTAACTGCAACAACAGAAGTATCGCTTACTGCTGGCCCTTTGTAAATTTCAAACTTAGTATCTCTAGATAATGCTTCTGGATATTTAGGTTCAAACTCAAATCCATCTCCGTATTCATCATAACTAATAATATCAGTTATTTTAGCAAAGTGGGGTCTTGAAGCAGGGTGTTTATCAGAAGACCCATGAGATATTTCAGGATTAATCAACACGAAATAATCATTAGAATCTAAGTCCATATTTATACTAGAAGAACCAATTAACAATTGATTAGCATTACTAGAAGTTTGTGCAGAACCCTTTGAATTATATGTTCTTATTTTATATGGTAAAGTTTGTTGTTTATTATTCCCATAATAATTAATGTCAGTAGCATTGTTAGAAGGATATACACGATTTACAATGGCAGTATTACTATCGCTAGATATTTTACCATCATGGTGAGTATCTCTTATCTCAAAGAAATTAGCAGAAACACCATTATGTTCTGCGTTTATATTTGTACATTTGATTATTGGGTTAACTGATGTGTTTTTAAATGCTAAATTTGCTGTAAAAGCATTGCCTTTATTTCCAAAAGTATAATCAACATTCGCATTACTATATTTATCGGAATTCATAACGTAAACATAACGTTCCATTATTCATCACCAAACCTATAATAAAAAATAATATCATTGTATCCAATATTTAAAGTAGTGCTATTTAATGAAGGCTCTTGTTTTTTATACATTGCTATTTCATATAACTCTCCCATGAATTGGGTAGTAGAAGGATTAGTTACATCGGGGTCTTGACCAATATAACAGTCAGTAGTTCCAAAATTGAAATTAGAGATTGTTGTTGTTTGTTCAACAAGTAAAACGTTATTTAAGTATAATCTTATTTTACCATTTATATCTACACAACAAGTAATCTTATACATTGTTTCTAAATATGTGGCCTCTTTTGGTTGAGAATAATATACATCACGGGTATATTGAACTTCACTTAGAGTTAAAGAACCAGCATTGTTTTTATTAGTTATTGTTCCAATAGATGTTCCATTACTATCAAACAATTCTGTTCCTATACCTACCTTTCTATCGTTTGTTGAAGTCGCTAAACTTATTACAGAAGCAACTCCCGGATTTGTAGCGGTTGCCGTATCTAAAAATCTTAATGAAGTATCTATACCATCATAAAGAGCAGTAGAATCGTAATAACCATATAAAGAATTTCTAGCAGATATTATTGTATCTGTTTCTATTGCATTTTGTCCACTTATTTTAGCACATAATTTATATTCTGCAGGCTGATTAAAATTGTTTGATGTAGTATTTTGTAAATATAATTCAAAACCATCGCTATGAAACAGCATCATTTTGTGTGTTAATCTATTAGTAGAAAAATAATCTTCGCTCTGATAATTACTTTTACTAGAATTATCTTCGTTTACACTAGGGGGTGTTTTTTCAGAAGTAGTAACACCCGTTGAAGTGCTACCTCTTGAACCAAAACCATTTACATCATATGGTGTAATGATTGCTTCAATAGTAAAAGATGAGTTATGACCCCAAATTCCCTGCCTTAAATCAACATGAGTTCCGGTGCTTGCGTTTTTATCAGCATATTTTAATTGTAAATAACCATCGCACATTACAGGGAATACTAATGCTTTTGTATCTCCTACAAAAACTCCAGGCATATTTACTCCTCAAAATGTTGTGTTGATAAAATCAGAAACTGCTGTTGATGATTGTACAAATGTCATTGAAAATTTAATTCCTGGCTCTTCTGCTGATGAAATGTCAGTATTAAAATCACTTATGAAACCTCTAATTCCTTCTATTTCATCTCCTGTACTTTTTAAATAATCAAAAGTTTTTTTAGTTTGGCCATAAGACCAAGAAGATACATCATAAGCACGATTTGCAAAATGAAATGGTATCAAAGGTAAATCTTTTAGTTCAGTATTACCATCAACATTAAAAGGTGTACCATCAACATTTGAATCCGCTGTCTGTGGGTCTGATTCAGAACTTCTATACTTAAAATCATTATCTACTCTGCTTGGGATTAACATAATTAATTTACTAATGTTTTGGTCTTCATGTACAAAAGATGAATCAACATACGAATGAATCAATTGTGCTATTTCGTAAGAAGTTAATTTTACAGGGTCTCTTTTAGATTCTTCTCCTCCCTTAAATTTGGTTATTTCTTGTTCATATATTGTTCCATTTAATGTTACTTGTTTTCTTGTTGAACCTAAATCCATAACTATAGTAGAAGACTCACCTGCAATAACACCAGAAAAAGGAACATCTATAGGAAAAGCATTTTTAGTTGTGCTAACTGATACACTTTCACATAATAAAGAAATTCTATTTGTAGCGATATTGTTTGCCTCAGATGTAGTTTCTGCAGTAGCCCTTCTGCTTAATTCTAACATTACTCTATTTGTTGCCGCTACCATTAAAATCTAGCCCCCGTTGTTGCAGTTCTATTCATTCTAAGGTTAATTTCTCTAGCAACCTTATTTGCTATATCCTTTATTTCAGCATCAGAAGCACCGACTCTTCCACTTACATTTACATTAATTGTTGTGTTTCCACCCATTCTTCTTGATTGTTGATTTGTATAAACTCTTGAACCTGCTGGTAAAGAAACTAATTCTGGCCCTTTTTCGCCTACTAAAGTCATATCTTTATTTACAACTCCACCTGTTGCTTTTTTACCCAAAAGAGATGCACCAATTAAACTTACTATTGCAGTTGCTAATATAGTTCCTACTGTTATCCATCCTGCAGGAGTGAAGAAATATAATATCGCTGCAAGTGCTGCTGCTGTCCAACCTATAAATTGTAAAATTCCTTTCAACAACAATTCACCATCATCTGCTCCTTTTGCGGCAAATTCTATTAACCCACCAAATAATAATCCTATTGCTGTCATAATTAATAAACCTAAACCAGTAACTATAGGAATTAAAATAGCACCTAATATTCCAGCAAACATTTGACCTATTCCTAAAAATAGTTTTAGAATATTGCCTTCTTGGAACCCTTCTGCCATTAATGCAATTCCTTCTACTATCCAACGTAAAGAATCCGCAAACAAACTAAATGCCTTTAATAAGGCTTTTTTTAGCCCGCCAAAGAACACTTTATTATCTTTAATTGTTCTATACATAAAGAATATAAACGTTATAAACAAAGTAAAAAATAGTATAAATTTGATAGCAACTAGACCCATTTTTTTCATTCCATCCCATCCTTTTTCTCTTAATTTTCTAAATTTTAATAAAAAAGTATCATATTTTTCTCTAAGTGCTTCTTTTATTTTTCCTTCTCTAAATTGTTTCCATTCTAATTCCCATTGTTTTTTAAGTATAACCCTTTCTTCACCAAGTCTTTTATTTATGGTTTCAAACATTTTAGAAAGAGGTATTCCTCCAGCAAACGGCCCTTCAATTTTTGTTTTTTTGGCTCTTTCTTCGGCCTTTTTTTCAGCCTTTTCTTGTTTTGTAATTCTTTTAATATATCGGTCTGCTTGTTCTTTTCTAGTTTTTTGCATTTCTGTTGCTTGGTCACCCATCATAAATTTTATTTCTTTTAAAATTGCTAATCTATCAGCAGCACCTTTTTCAGCATTACCTGAAATTCTATCTGGACTACCCGTTAAGCCTTTTTCATGCCTTGCAAATAATACTTTTTCTTTTGTTGCCTTAAACTCATCAATGTTTTCAGCCTCTTTCATCAAATCTTTAAGTTTATTATTTGATAGAGATTGTGTTAAATCTGTATTTATTAATGATTCTATTGGTTTCATGGTTTTACTCATGTCACTTAATTTTTTAGTAGCCTGTAATGCTTTTACTGCTTCTTTAGCGGCTTTTCTTTGACCATCATAATACATTTCAAATAAACCAACAGCCCCACGAAGTTTATTTTGAAATGACCAAAAACCAGGTAAAACACCAGAAACCATCCTACTAATAACAGTCCAACCTTTAGATTTACTCAGTATTTCCATTCTTTCTTCTAAACCAGAAGCAGATTCTGCTAAAGCATCTGCTGCTCCAGCAATACTGTATAATTCTTTTTCGGCTTTACTCATGTTATCACTGTTGTTTTTTTGCTTTTTCTAGTTCTTCATGTTCTAGTTCTTTAGCAACTCCATGAATTAATAACATCTTTTTTATTAAAGATACGGGAGTGTTTAATGCTTCATTTGGGTTTATTTTAAATGCACGACAGTAAGAATAAAACATAACATCTGCTAAATGTTTTGGGTTTTTACTGTTGCTTCCTTTAAATATTTTTTTGTATTCTACTCTTTTCCCAAATCTTCCTCCATCAAATCCGTAAATGGATTTGGTAGGATTTCTTTTAATTGACCACCTACATATGGGGAGAGTCTTAATAACTCTAATCCCGATAACTGTGGTTCTGTTTTTTCTACAAAGTTATCAACCATAAATCTATACATTGCATTCATGTCTAAATCCATGCTTTGTGTTTGTGCATCCACTTTCATTACTGTGGATAAGGCTTTTTCTACTTCAAGCCAAGTTGGTTCTTTAACCCAAACCTTTAGGTATTCTTCTCTATCGGGTGCTACTTTAATGTAATGGCACTCCGTTTCTACTTGTGCAAATAGCACATTCTTATCGTTTATTATTGGTTTTTCCATTTTTCCACCTACAAATTAAAACTAACAAACAAACTATTGTTAGTGGAATGATGTATTAAAAAGCATTTTATATTTATTTATGCCCTCCTATGGTGGCCGAATCTCGACCCCATATCCGTGAATAGCCCCCTATTTGAGTGAAAGGGTGTCAAATTTTTGGCCTCCTGCGTTCAGAAAAAAATTTATAATCTATCTTTAATCGTTTAAGACGGGTTTAACCCTGTATAATCCATTTTCCTGTATACTCGCAGGTATTGAGACTTCGGGCCTGAGCAGTTATGCTAACTTCAAGCGGCCCCTTATCTGTTGGGAATGGAACATCAACGGCAGTAGTAATATAATCATTAAATTTTAATGTTATCTTATCGGTATCAGATTTAGCAAACTCTATTTCAATTAACACATCATTACTTGATGTATCATTTGTTTCTGTTTGTTTTCTTAACTCATCCCAAATAGTTCTATCTGTTATCATTAATGTAAGTTGTATTTCATAAGTCCTTTGCCCTGCAGTATGTGCAGTTGTAATTGTTCTATCATAATTACCAACATACTTATGCGGAGTTAATGTATTTGCTATTGTTACGCTACCGCTTTTAACTCGGCCTAAAGTTTGACCATACATTTTAAGCATTCCATCAGAATACATATATGGAGTATTATCATTTACATCTGATGGGTAATTGAACAATGAAGATACTGTTCTTACCTTTCTTTTAGGAGTGTAATTATTTTCAGTTCTATGTGCTTTTCTAGCCTGTGCAGATACAGAAGCCTTTACTTCTTGTCCTTCTTCAAAATTTAATGTTAATGTATTTACTTGACAACCTGTATAAACGTAAGACATTAATTTTTCTCTACTTGCATCTTGATAATAATCAGCATCTGAAACATTTCCTTTTTCATTTGTTACTTCTAAAGCAAAAGAAGGTAAATCTCCTGAATCATTTTCTGTAAATGTATATGTAATATCTCCTGTTATCTTTTTAAAGTGGTCTTTATCATGTATAGCACCATTAACTGCAGGGTATATTTGTCCATCTTCTACACGATAAATAATACTTTCACCACTTTTAGCAAATCCAAAACCATTATGAGATGCACCTAAAGTATCACTTAACTTTTTAGTTGAATCTAAATTAGTTGTAGTGTAACTCATTTTTCCTAATGCATAATAAAGCCAAGAACCATTATTTAGAGACACATCAATAGATGCCTCTCCAATATCTTCTGACCCATGAAATTGAAAACCAAAGTTTCTTGTTCCGCCTAATGCTAAATTTAATTGTTTAACTTGAGGGGTAATTGTTGGTGGTGTAAATGTTTCAACAAGCCCTAACCAATTATCTGCTAAAAGTGCTTGTTTTGATGAAATTGGTTTTGCATAAATAGGCGCACCAAAACCTAAAATTGTTATTTTAAATTTATCAGTTGAGTCAGTAGATAGAGCGTGTGCAAAAGTAATCTTATCTGCAGTATTGCTTTCAATTAATAACGTTTGAGTTGAACTTACTGTATCAGTAGTAGATGTATAATTTTCTACTTTAGCAAAACAGCCTCTATAAAGATTAACCTCTAAAATAGGGCTTCCTTCCAAGTCAATCGTTTTCTGTGAATTTGACGTTACGCATAACTTATCAGCACCGCCATAATCATCAGATATTTTCAAATCCATTTCTGGTATCAGTGTTGCTGATACCCCTGCTCCTGTATATATTTCATTACTCACCATTTTTTTTCACCAACTTACAAACTATGTGGTTCTTCCGAACCTTTTCATGGTAACACCCATTTTATAACCTAATAATCGTTTACCTCTGTCATTAGCCTCACTTCTGGATGTAATCTCAATTAATTCTGCTGAATATGTATTTCCTCCAACAGTTATTTTGGGTCTAAGCCCGTTCTTCTCTATGATGCTACGCACAATCTGATATAAACTTTGTAGTCTATCCCTTGAATATGTTAGGACAGTCCAATCTTTTTGATGCAAAACTCGTAAATGTACAGTAAAACTATATTCCTCATTTCTAACTCCCCAATCAATTGTAGGGTGTGTTATAGTAGCACTATCCTCATAAACAATAATAATCGCCTTTTCATCGGCATCTACTCTTCTGCCTTTTTGTGGTTCTATTGACCTAATATCAATAAAATTAACAGCAGAAGAAGCAGGCTTATGCCCATCTAATCCAGCAGATAGGTTATCTGTCCAATTATTTTCTAATAGTTTAAGAACAAATGTTACTTCATCTACCATTTAGAAACTCACCCATAAATTTATTAACATCTTTTAGCAACAATTCGCCTCTAGTTTTTGCATATTCTTCTGCTATAAATTTTTCAGTTAAAGCAGTAGATGTGGGAATACCTAGTTCTTCTTCAAGTCTTTGTCGCTCTTTCCATTTATCAGCGATTTCTCTATAAAGGTCGGCCATTATTTTATCGTTTAATATATTACCAAACATATTAATCAATCAAATATACTAAGTTTTTCTTACCATCTATTATTTCTTTGGCTTCGGCAACTAAAATTTCATGTTTCTTATTAATATCAATATTACCTGTTTCTGCAATCAATATTGTATTATCATCTGTTAAGAGTATTTCTGCAGCAACAAGTTTAGTAGCGGCTTCGTGAATAGCCGATGGTATTCTTGAACTTCCTCTAATATATGTTATTCTAACAGAATGTTGAGTTAAATATGGATAATTAGTTCGGAAAAATAACTTTCCTTCATCTCGTATTGTCCAAAATTCTTCATTTCTTCCTCCTGTTTCGTTATCAACAAAGGAAAAAGTTTGACTTGTTCCATCAATTGTTTCAACCAAACTACAAATTGTTCCTGCATCAGACGGTAATTTAGAAGAAATATAGACTGATTTTCCATCTTCGCTAGGACAAGCATAGAAAAAATCAGAGATATTTCCTGAACCTGTTGAAGCAGTTGTAGATTTTGATGTTGTTTGTTGTGTAAAATCAGCAGTTTGGGTAGGGTATCTTTCGTTTATAGCAGCGCATATTTCTAATACTGTTGTTTTCTGCCCAAATTGGTCATAAAAACCATTAGCAGTGTTTTCTGTTAAAGTAAAAGAAACAGTAACAGGACTACCAATATCAAATCTTAGAGTATATGCTGCAGTTTGTGCAGTTGTAGGTGGTGTATAAGTACAAGATGCAGAAGCCATATCCACATAGTTATCACCTTGCCAAACTTCTAATCTTAAAATTTTCTTAACCTTTTCACTATTCAGTTGAATAAACCCAACATAATCTTTATACGGAATAACAGGGTATTGACTTTGAATAAAAGGGTCAAAATTATGAACTTCTTTTTCTATTATTTCTGGTCTATGTGAGACCTTTAAACTATCGTCAATTTTTCCTTCTGTTCTTTTAATTATTTTACCTATTGCTGATAAATCAGGTGTTGTAGAGTTTGAAAACGCCCCACATTGTAACAAATCTGATACATCAGTATGGGTTGTATAATAACCTATTCCGTTAGAATAGTTTGCTGCGCTTCCAACTACATAATCACTTTTAGATAATTTCGCCACCTAAATCCCTCTCTAATTTGTTTGTTTGTCTCATGATATAATTCATAAAAGCATTTAATTCTCTTGAATAACCGCCCGAAGGAAGACCTGCATCTATTATTGCTTGTTTTTTCCTTCTTAATGTTTCTTCACTTGACAGTTTTTCTCCTTCTTTTCTTTTTGCTTTTGGACTACCTTGAGTTGTTCTTAATTTACCGAATCCTACTCCGGTTTCATCTTTTCTTGTGTTTCTTGTATATTCAGGGCTTACTTCTCTTGTTGTTTCTGCATCAAGTTTTTTTTCAGTTATTTTAAACCCTTTTACCCTGACAACATTTTTATAAAGATTTATAAATTCTTGTTCTCCTTCTTTTGTTACTTCTATATTTTTATCTAAATTAGTTAAAACTACTAAATCTATTATTATATCTGAATAACCTGGTATTAAAATTTTATCAAATTCTTGTTTAAGTTTTCTATTGTGTTTAAGAGCACCAAAATTTAATTTAATTTCATCAGGATTTTTTTTCCATGATTCATCTATAAATAAATTTCTGTCAGAATAAGTAGTTCCAGGCGGTGCGCTTATTATTGATGTGTTTTCTATTTCTGCTTCTTTAGTTGTTTCAGATTGTGTCTTTTTTGCCTTTTTGCCTTGATAAAATATTTCTACTTCACTTAAATATTCTGTCGGTTCTTTATCTTTATTTGCCTTTTTTTTATCTTCAATTTCTAATTCTATTATATTTACTAAAGTATCTGGCATTTTAAATGAAGTAAATCTTTTACCGTTAATAAAATCATCATATTGTTTTTGAGTAATTAAGTCTAATTTTCTTATTTCTTCAAGCATTTTTATTTCCTTTTCAAAATCCCCTTCATCAATCGCTCTTGCTCTTGATTCTTCTGTGTATTTTAAACCATCTTCATCTTCATCAAAATCTTTATTTTGTAATATTTTATTAAATTCGTATAATAAATTTATTCTTTTTTGATATGATTCATCTTTAAATGGGCTGTTTTCACCAAAAAAGAAGAAATTTTTAGATTGTTTTCGTATTCGGCTACCTCTTCTTTCAATTGGTGTTATGCCCTGTTCTTTAAATAATACTTCAAAGGCTTTTCCCATATTTATTCCTAATGTCATTTCTCTTCCATGCATTTTTACTTTTGTTTTTCTACCTGCTAAAGAAATACTATCAGAAATTGGTCTTTTAGGGTCTAATCCATTATCAAAAAATATAGTGCCTTCAGGCAAATTATTGCTTTCGCTAGAAGAATAATCATCTACCATATGACCTGCATCAGCAAAAACTTGCATTACAGGTTTATATGGTATATTTCTTCTTATTGCTTCATTAATTTTAGAAACGGTTTTTCCTTTTATATTAAAATTTAAAACCTTTTCTCTAGAATAATAATCGCTAAAATCAGATACTTTTACTTCTTGTCCTTCTTCGCTAGTATCTTTTATATTTGCAGACAAATATTTTCTATTACTTCTACCAACATAGTCTTTTAAGTGTTGTAATAATGTTTTTAATGTTAAATCTTTTAAATATTTTTTAACCGCAGTTAAATGTTTATTGTATTCTTCTTTATCAAAAGTAAAATCTACATCATCTTCTGCTATTTGTTCAAGTAGTCCTGAATCTAAATAATTACCAAAATTTCTTTCGATTTTATCATAATTTTCTGAACTAACAGGAGAAGCAATATATTTTAATGCTAATATAACTAATGGGTGGTCTTTAGTAACAGGTAGATTTCCATCGTCAAGTTCTATTTCTATTCCAACTCCGTATGACCTTCTATTAAGAGTAAGGTTGGAAGGAATTGCAATAGACATTTAACTCACTCATGCTAACCAAGCCGCCCATGCTGCACCCTTTTGGATTAAATTACTTAATCCTAAACCTGAGCCTGGTGGTGTATATGTTGGTTGACCTGTATTTGGGTCAATCCAATAAGGATTACCCATTGTATCATAACCGTTAGGTGCAATTGGATAACCTGATGGGTTGTTAAGTGCTTGTTGTTGTTGCATCATTACATTATTTGCTTGAACAATTGGATTACCACCACTTATCTGTGAAGGGTTTAATCCACCTGCATTTGGTTGACCTTGAGGCATTTGACCCTGAAGAGGCATTTGAGGCATAGGGGCAGATGAAGCATTTTGTGGGTTAAATCCTTGTGTTTCTAAATATTGTTGTTTAGCCATCTTTCTTTGCATAATTACTTCAGTATTTAAAGAAGCAGCCAAAACATTTTGAATATCTAATTGAATATTTTCTTGTGTTATTGCTTCATATTCTCTTAAACAATCAGAATGTACTATTAATTCTCCACTAGCACCTTGAGTAAATCTTAGTTTAGATAACATTTTACTAACTACTCTTTCTGTCATATCTTCCATCATCTTTTCAAAGGCTACTAAAAAATATTGACCATGATATTCAAAAAATTCTTCTACATGATTTGTTTGTAAAGTCAATAGGTTATTAGTGGCCTTAAAATTAGCCGCAGTAGATGCGTCAATTTGTGTTATTATATCTTTATTACTTGTTCCCCAAGCCATTTTCTTCTTCCTCCTTTGTTTCTTGTATTACTTTTGTACCGTTAGTCATTAAATCAAATACTCTATTATTGATTGCATGACTTTCCATAGTTAATCTAAATAATTCATCTTCTGCTGTTTCAACAGCCATTTGTGGCGGTCTAATAGTCCATCCTGCCGCCGCTAAAGTTTCAATATCTGCTCTCCTTAATGAAGTTAGCGGAGCGGATTCTAACATTTTAGGCATCTTAGGTTTAGGAACATAAGCACTAAACGAAAGGCCATGTTCTTCAGCCATTATTTGTTGTTCTAACATTTCATATTGTTTGTAAATAGCCCCATGTTTTTCACAATAAGTTCCTCTCATTGGATAACCTTTTCTAACTTTATGTAAAGGTATTGTTGGTCGTGAAGGGTCTGAAACATCCCAAATTTTGTGAGTTCCACACACTACACATCTATCTTTTGCATTAAATTTATAACCGTATTTTATACCTAAAAATGATTTTCTTTCTGGCCAAAGAACTTTTATTAATTCTTTTAATTGTTTTTTAGGCTTGTTGCTTTTGTATTCGTATTTAATAATAGAGCCTGCTGCTCTAGCATATTTCATAGGTGGTAAAAATGAACTAGAAACACTAGCATTTGTTGCACCTATTAAATTAGGGGGTGTGTATTGCATACTCATTATATTCCCCCTCTATTTTTTTTAATATAAATCTCGTAGTATATTCCACCAGATTGATTTTCAAATTCTTTATATAACATTAATAGTCCTCTATCATTGTTGTGATTCCTCTATAAACCATTTCTGAATCAGATTTAGCACTCACTAAATATTTATGTGTAGGTATTCCTTTATCATTTAATTTTTGTAGTCCGTCTTCAAATGCTGCAAATATTGGATGTGCATTTATATTTTCATATGCATATCTGTCTTTCCAAATATCAAATTTATTTGCCCAAATACCTACGCCTTTTGGATAATGATTTCTATGTTTTTTATGTCTTTTATTTATCATATCCCAATGAGGAGAACAAATTGCATCTACTAAAAACTTCCAACATAATTGTTGTTCTATATCAATATGTTTATATAAATGTCTATCATCAATCATAAAAATAATGTATTCTACTTTTCTTGATTTCATATCGTGTAGCCATTCTCCCCAATAAAGACTTTCTCCTCCAACATCTGCTGTTCTTATTGTATGTGAATCCCCATCTATTTTTATTGTTTTTCTTAATGCTTTTTCTCTTCCAACAGTTCTTTTTTTGATTTCTGGAACATCTCCTCTTGTTCTCAATTGATGATGTAATGTTGTTTTACCTACTTGTGTTGCACCATATACACCAAAAGGATGAGGATTTATTTTTTGCCATAGTTTTCCTGCTTTTTCTATACATATAATAACAAAGCCTGTCATCAATGACATTTAATCACCTCAAAAACTGTAAACAAATTGCCAAAAACCCTCCCAAGCAGACCAAACAATGTTTACATTAAACAATGCTAAAGTCTGACCTAATATAAAAGAAACTATTGTAGATACAGTTCCCCAAATTAAAAATCTGGCTCTTAAAAACCATACATCAGCAGAATGTGCTCTTTGTAAGTCATATGCTAATGTTGTTTCATCAAACCCCATCGTTAGTGCTTCTAACATATTTTTCACTCTATCTTAGGAAATTCAAAGAAAGATGAACTTTCAATTGTTGTTTCTTGTTGTGTAGGTTGAGTTAAGAAAGCATTATTTTGAGGCATTGTTCCCCATTGTTGGCTATATTGTTGTAAACTTTGCCTAATCTTTTCTCTTTGTTGTTCATCCTTCTGTCTTTTTGTCCAATATGCAGATATTCTTCTATCTAACAAAGTCATTTCTATATAGTCATTCAATGCTAAATCAAATATTGCTTTCATCACTAATATTCCACCAATAGTCATCAATGAGAAGACTACTGCGTGTGAATAATGTGAAAAGGCCAATAAATGGCCAAATTCAGCGTAAAAAAATACATTTACGCCACAAATTGCTCCAACGAACAATATTGTCATTACTAATTTTGTGTCTTTATCTAAAGCAGGCATTATTTCACCTAATTATATTGAGCAGAAACTGAAACGTTTACTTTAGTTCCTGCCCCACTAACTAGAACATATAACCCATCATTTACAACTGAACCATGCATATCAAAATCTAAATTTTCTCTAACAGCACCCACATGAACTCTATGGATTAATTTACCATTAAATGCAGATGCACCAGCACCATCATAAAAATCAATAGTCATAGCAGTTGTTTGATTATTACTTACTTTAATAGATTGTATTTTTTGCCTTCCTGTAAACAATTGTTTAGCCTGTCTTCCTGCAACACTATTAATAGTTGCATCTGAACCAGCAGCAGAAAAAGCGTGTGTTTTAGTACATACACTACTAACCATAATTTCAGTTCCTCCTATATACCTCGATAAGCGTTGGGTATATCAACCTTCCCCAACAGTTATGTCTTTCTTTATTGTTTGAGGCGTAACAACCTTCTTTTTAACCGTTTTTGGTTTTACTGTAGGTTTTTTTGTTGCCTCTGTTTTTGTTTCTATTTTCTTTTTTGGAGTAAAAACAGGAGTTTTTGGTTTAGGATACATTTTTTCTAATACTTCATCTAAACTATTACAACCAAACTCCGTTGTTAATACCTTTTCTTGTCCTTTGCTACATTTTTTAAGTTCTTCTTTATCAGAATTTTCAAATGTTATCTTAAAATCGTCATCTCCTAGATAAGTTAAAGCGTGAATCGGATTAATGTCTATAGTTTCATTTCTTTTAATAGACATTCTTTTAATTAATGAGCGATTACGCTCATTACCTGAATATGTTATTTTAGCCATTATAATCACCAAAATGGTTTGTGAGTCCTGCCCCTAATAAAAGGGGCAGAACCCACGTTATCTCTGATTAATCAGAGAATGCCGTAAACACGGACTCTTAGTGTTGTATCGGTAATGTTTCCGGTTGCTGCTGCGTTTGTTCCATCCATTGCTGTAAATAGCAGGGCAAAACTTGTTCCGCTTTCATAAGCACCCGTTGCAGAACACTCTACATCAACATCATAGGTTGCAGGAAGGCTGTTACCAGTTAATAATACTGCATTAATCCTGCTTAAGCCTAATGAAGAAGCCGTTACGACTTCTCCACCGCTCGTTGCAGTAGTCACTACAATATAGGCATCAACGAAATACT